AGGAAGATCCTCGGTGTTAGAAAACTCTACTGTGAGTTCGAAGCTGTCCCCTTTACGACAGATAATGTCAAGTCGTGCTGCGGTATCTAAGTTTACTGTAGGCATTACTTATTGATGATGTTGTTTACGATTTGGTCTGTAGAGGGCTCTGACTCTTGATCACTTAACTCCTCTCTTTCGCCCTGCCTCTGAGAGATAAGCTTGCTTTGCTCTACTGCCTGCTTGCCTACCCTCTCGTCTTTTCTATCTTCTTTCAAGACCTCAAGCTTCTCTTTGAACTCTTGTTCTTCAGTTCTGAATCCAAGCGTAGCCTGAGCTCTAATCATTTCGATCTCCTTGCGCATCTCGTGCTCCATTTGCATTCTCTGCATTTCGAACTGATGCTTCATCTGCTCCATTTGGGCATCAATCTGAGCTCCCATTTGAGCCTCTTGGGCTTTGAGTTGAGCAGCCTGCTGTGCTGATTGCTGCTGAATCTGAGCTTGCTGCTGAGAGTTTTGCATAGCAATCTGCTGGTTCATTGCTACCCGCTTCT